GAATAATTAAATCTATTCAAGAAAATTTTAGTAAGGCACATAAAGAATTTGGATTCTTTGGTGCAATTGGCGTAAGTTTATTAGATGCCGTAAGAGATGTATTTGTAGATGTATTAGAATTTTTAGATATCATTGGTTTGATTCCTAATGATTTTATTGAATATATGAAAAATATTGATATTTTTGCAGCTGTAAGAACAATAATAGATACTGTTGTTGGTTTCTTTAGTGGTATAAAAGAAGGGATTGATAATTTTGTTAGTGGTCTGATACCTGATTGGATTAAGAAATATCTACCTAGAGACGCATCACCTGAAGAAATAGCAACGCGTCCTAAAGTAGACCCTTGGACTGGTCAACTTGTCAATGAACCAATAAATAATGCTGATGCCCTAACATCATCAACATTGGCCGAAGCTATTACTAGTGCAACTGATATTGGTCAAGGTGATAAACTAACACAATTAAGAATACAACAAGCTGAATTACAGAAAGGTAAATCTGGGCAAACTATTGTAAACAATATTACTACAAGTCAAAATAATGTAGCAGGGGATACTATCAGACAAGATAGGTCTACAATTTATATTAAAGACCGAGCCGATAATGGATTCACAAATATGGCATAAAAAAAGGTGTCCCCGAAAGGACACCTTATAATCAAAATTAGACTATTCAGCTAACTTTTCAAAATACGCCAATGTATCATCTTCTTCAACTACTGGTGTTTTAACCTTTGTAGTTTCAGGTTTTGTATCAACCTTTGGGGTTTCTACTTCATCATCTATTTTATCGGCGACATTACCAACTGTTACAGTACCAGAAAGTACCGCATCTAGTCTAGTTTTTAACTCATCATAAGACTTAAAGTTTGTTGGTGCACTAAACTCTTTAAGAGAGTATTGTGATTTCCAAACTTTGTCTGCTGCGTCATCATCTTCAAAAAGTTTTGAAGGTTCTTCGAACTCTGATTTATCATAATTCCAAAAACCATCTAATTTTCTAATTTTTAATTTGAAATTAGCACCTTCCCAAAAATCAAATGGGTTGATTGCCTTTTCATCTTCAAACTCAGGTGACATTGCTGCAGTAATCTTATCAAAGATTTTCTTACCGAAACGGAACAAGAATACTTTACCTTCATTCTCTGGGTGTTTTGTATCACTTACAACATAAATGTTAGAGAAGTATTGTAACTTTCTTTTCTGTTTACGAGCAATCTCTTTATCTGATTCAAGACCTGTATTCCACAATTTAGTATTGTGTTCAGATACAGGGTCTTTATGATTGAGTGTTGTTAAAGAATTTTCTATGTACCATTGACCTGTTGGGCCTTGAAATGCATGACTCCAAACTTTAGCCCATGGTAGGTCTTCTCCCTGACAAGCAGGTAAAAAACGAATAACCGCGTAACCATTACCAGATTTATCTAGTTCTGGCTTCCACAGCCTTTCATCTACATAGGATTTCTTATCTTGTGTGTCAGTTTCACCTTTTGCTGCGTCTAACAGTTTATTAAGTGAATTACTGCTTTTTAGATTATCTAATGACATATTATTTACTCCGTATGTTATTATATTTTCTTATGTTAATTAATGTATATTACTATACATTACTATTTATACTACTAGGTATTACAAACTTTGTCAAGGTCTTTATAGGTAATATTTTCAACATTATTCTTCATTATTTTTGATACTTTTACATCCTTGTCTTCAACCCAATAGAATTTGGTGTCTGAGAACTCGTTAAACACCGTATTTAACTGTTTTACCCAATTTACAGGACTAAACCCCTTAGATTTAGTAGGTAAGTAATTATCAGTACCTTTGTAGATATTATTAAGGGGTTCATCATAACTACTCAAATCAAATCCTAACATATATATTTCATCTACACCTTCTTGACAAGCCAGATGTATCGCAGTTGCACCTGCACACCATTCTCTAGGATAATCTATAGTCTCAACTTTATCTTTCTTTTCTATCCATGTGATATAGAGACCTACATTATTATAACACTTTCTTTTTAAATCTTCTCTATCAAGTTTAGGAAATTTGTCTACCATTTCATGATAGTTTCTCTCTGCAGCTGCTAATTCTTTTCCTTGAACTACACAACTTGTTCTATCTTTTCTTTCAGTTTCATGTATATGTTTTGGTGCATAATTTATCTTTAAAAATTCTGGGTCAAAATTTTCTAATACAGCCCAATCTGCAAATCTACATTTGTTTTTAAAAACATAACCAGATTCATATATCTCTTGTTGTACACCATAGTCTATCGCAACTAGATTATCAACTGTACAATCTCTGTAAATTGCATTACAACCCCAAGTTTCAAATCCTTTATAAGATTTGGTTATATCCCAATTCTTTCTAGATTCTCCATTTCCATATATTAGTGCTTTCATAACTCTTTAATAAATTTTAAATTATCAATTCCCTTAAATCTTTCTGTATGTTCTTGTGGTGATATCCAATAAAACTTTACTTTTTTAAATTGTCTTATTACAGTTTTCATTTGTCTTTCCCAGACCTCTGAATCAAATCCTTTACTATAACCAGGTAATACATGAACATTACTTAATGGTTTACCTGTTGTTGCTAAGTCAAATCCTAATAAGTAAATTTCTTTTGCTCCTTGTTTACATGCAAGATACATTGCTGTACTACCAGCACTATTACCTTCGAAATCATCTATGTCATTTATTTTTTCTTTACCATTTATCCAAGTAATATATAAACCTGTATTTCTCATACACTTATGTTTTAGTGCCTCTATCTCACCTTCATCTTTTGGTTTTTCCATATTATAAAATTTTTGTATTGCTGTAAATGGATTCTTTCCCCTAACTACACATCTTGTTTTTCCTACTTTACTGTTTTCAAAAATTTGGTCTTTATCAAAACCTAATTTTAATAATTCTATATATCTACTACCCCAAGCAGGTTTATCTATAAACTCTTTTGGTAATTCATGCCAATCTGAAAACCAACAAGTATTATCTTTTATATAACCATCTTTGATTATCTCATGTTGTCTTATATAATCTACTGCAACAAGATTATCTACAGTCATTTCACGATATATTCTATTACAACCCCAAGTAGTCATATTTTTAAATTTTTTAGTATCAAAATTTAATCTTGATTTACCATTTCCTAATATTAAAACTTTATTCATAATTATTTTTTATATCTTCATAGGTCATAACATCTTTACCATTTTTAGTTTGATAGTTATGTAATTTAATCTTTGCTTCAGCTCTCATACAAATAAATCTTCTAGGATACTTAGATGATTTTCTATCCGTAATATAATGCCAACTAATAGGTGTATTAGGAAATAGAAGAATACTATTTTCTTTATAAGTAAATTGTTTTTCTTCTTTTGTTATTGGATTGCGTAGTGTTAAATGTCCACCATCATCTTCTTCTTCTGGGTGTTTAAAATACCACAATCCTGTAGTCATCTTATTACCATTATCTATATGTAATTTTCTCATTGGAAAACCTTTTTTTGTTAATGGATTTTCAGCAAAACTATGTTGTGTATTCAACCAAACTCTATCAACCTCAAGTCTAGGATAAAACTTTTCGTAGATATCTTTACATTTTTTAAATGCTCCCAAAATAACTTCACTTAAAACTGTATTGATTTTATCATCTTTTATTAATATGTCTGACCTATTTTTAATCTTGTTCCATTCTTTATCTTCTTCATTTGTATTCCAATTCTCTTTTACATAAGAATAAAATGAACTAGGTAAAGAACCTACAAAATGTGGCCAAGGTGTTTCTTTAAATTCAAGCAAGTTTTAAATCCCCCACTATATGAGATTGATTATATTCTCTGTCTTCTATATTTGTCCATACTAAACTCTCTGGTACATCCCATAATTGGTCACAATTTTTACAGTATGGTATATCATCAAACCTTTCTTCTTCATGTGCTTTTATCAACTCTTGATACTTATCACCATCTAAAACTTCTTGTATAGTATTTGTATCTAGATGACCAAGAGTTGCTTCTTTATCATTTCCAAGAACCATACAACACGCAACTACCGCACCTTGATGTTTATCTAAACCACCAGCCCTAACCTGTAACATTGGTGCCATAGGTCTACCACAGGTTCTTCTTTTATCTTTTCTTCTAGGATAAACTTCTGTATATTCACCAGACCAATTATGCATCATCCATATTTCTGATTTAGTATTAGTTATATTTACCCAATTCTTTATGTACTGTTCTACTTCATAATCTTTTTGATTAATATCAATGATTAAATGATTAGCGTGTATTTCTGTATTAGTATCTTTACATATATCTACAAGTTTACTAACATTATCTCTAACTTTTAAAAATCTATCTGATTTATCTTTCTTAACTTTAGTTGGCATCCATTTATTATAACTTTCACTATCATATCCTATACATGATATACGAAACATATCAAGACCACTATTGGCTATCTCTTGTATCATATTATCATCTAAAATATATCCATTACTGAAAGCAAAACACTTAACATTTTTACTTTTAATATATTTTATAGTCTTAATAAAATGTTTACTTAAAGTGGGTTCACCCCCACCATGAATACTAATTGATTCAACTTCATGTTCAACGGCGTCATCTACAATCTTTACAAAGTTATCCCATTTAAGTATTTGTTTAAATTCTTTTTCACGACCAAAACTCTGTGGGCACATTTGACACGCGTAGTTACAACCACCAGCCAATTCCATATCTAATTGTTTAATCTTTTTCATACCATTCATAACATCTCAAAATATGATTCATCATTTAAAATTTCATAACCACTATCTTGTCCATTTGTCATAACATGAGTATATACTTTCTTTCCATGTTCTTTAACCATGTCCACCCACCACTTTAATGATTTTAATGTACAATGTGCATTTTCACCATTTGATAATACTGCCTGGGCAGGACTTGTATCAATACCTAAAAAAACAAACTTGTTTGACCTATCAAATATATCTATAAGTGTTTGTGGTATTTCTTTTTCTGGTATATGTTCTAATACATCCAAACATATTACACCATCAAATGGGCCATCAGGTAGTTTACTAAATTGTGGTATTGCTGGGTCATATAACTCTGGCATTATTCCCCAATGTTTATGATGATTATATTTAAAATAAGCATCTGCTTTCCCACATCCATAATCAAGTAGAGTTTTTGATTTTGTATCATGTACTAAATCTACTATGTGATTTAAATAAAATTTTAATCCACCCCCACTTCCATAACCAGGGTGTTCAATATGATATTTTTTATATAATTGTATATATTTTTCACTCATCAATCAATCCTTTTAATACAAATTTAAATTTAGATTCATCAAATTTTAAAAAACTTTTATAATCATCCATGAGTTTAGAAACATCTTTCCATGTATAATCATCTTCAAGTGCTAAATGCCACACATGTTTGAAATTAAGTATTGAATCTAATATTACCATACTTTCTAATGATACTCTTTTACCAAGATATTCTTTTAATAGTTTAGGATGTTTATTTTCAGATACAACTATTAAATCTTTATCTATTATAGGTTCAATCTCTGATTTAAAAGTATATGTCAAACTCTGTGTTTTCTTTTTCCACTCCGTATAATTATCTTCGTGAAATTTACCCACCCAACCTTTTGGATGTTTTAAAAAATTGGCAAGTAGATAATCATGTATATCTTCTTTACTCTTATACTTACGAGTTAATTTAACAAAAAAAATTCTATCATTCCTTTTATAAAATGAATCTCTTGATACTTTAGATTTTCCATTGTATCTTACAAAATCATAAGCACTTTTACTAAAATGTGCTTTCATAGAACAGTACATTAAATAAGCATCTATTGGTTGCATTATAAGGGTAGTTTTGCTCTTTTAGGTAAGTAATTCAGTTCCCGTGCATTTGCTTCAATTTTTTCCTTTAAACTTTTAGTCAACAATTTTGCTGTAGATATAGGTTCAATACCTACTTGTTCACAATAGATACTAATTGCCTCTAAATGAGTACATCTTTTATCGAATGCAATCTTTTCTATTTCTAATGAAAATGTTTTAGGTGTGTGTACGGGTGTGTCTATCATAATTTATCCATTATATC